ACCTGGTAAAAATTTAAAGTGAACAAAATATTGGATCTTCTGTTTTCTAGGATCTCCAATATTATAGTTTCTACGAATAGATAAAATTTCACGAGAGCCTTCTTCTATCGTCACTATGTAAGGAAGTTTAATTCCAGTTATTTCCCCGTTGGGATCACGATCTTCAAAGCCCTCGATATCTAAATTTACATGACATTCTATTAAAGTAAAGATGTCATTATTTTTTTCTTTTCTAATTCCTTCTAATTCTCTTTCTTTGGCTTTTAATTGATTATCTACATTATCCATTGCAGGAGATAATTCTATATCTCTATAGAAACCATTGACTTGTTGTTTTCTTAAATCGTTTTCAGTTGTTTTAATGACATGCATTATAGCATCCGCATCATCTAATGATGTTGCAGAATAAGGAACTATTAAATCATCTGCAGGTATAAATTTTGAAACTGCTCTTTCAAGTAAAGAATCATAATAAACTTTTTTAAATGTAGATCCTGATAATGGTAAATAAAATAACATCTGATCAAATTCAGGTTCATATTCTTTCATCTGATCCATGATTTGATAATTCATAAAGTCTTTAACTCTATTTGCTTGATCTTCTTTTTGTCTATCGTTTAATCCAACAACTTGAGTTCGCACCGGTCCGTCTGCTGGTAATAATTCTTTGTAAGCTAAAGCTTGAAATTGTGTAACTGCTTCTGCAAGAACTGGGTGAGTTGCACCACTCGCTCCTCTGAAAGGTTCTGTTCTTCTTTCATATTTAAATCCAAGTAGATCTAAACCATCGGTATAAGCAGTCTCCCAATCTTGACGTGAAGATCTATACTCTTCATAATTTTGAAAAAGTTCTGAACCTAATGGCATTAAAACTTCTTCTGGTAATAGTTCTGCTAAATTTGCAAAATGATCTGGAGTTTGTTCTTGATTAAAAGCTGCTGGTTCAAAATTAATTTCAACACCACCATCTTCCATAGGTGTAATTTCTGTATCTCCTTGAGAAGGAATCTGTTCTTGAGTTTCGATAGTTTGTTCTATTGAAGCTTCTGGCCCCTCAATCTCAATAGTTTTTCTAACTTCGTTTGGAAGTGATTTGTCTATAGTTGCCATTTAATTTTCCTGAATTTGTTAATATAACCTTTTTATTTGGAACATTCAACCCTTGTGGGTTAGGTCCTCTTAGTGGTGGTATTGTTCTTGTTAATTTTTTCATCAATAATAACTTCTCTCTGTTCTTGGAAGTTCCTCATCTCTATAGTCTTCTGGGTGAGAAATCAAGCCACCTTGTCTAAATCTCATAACAGCTTGTGTCATAGAATCTACTAAATCGTCATGATCTCCATATGGAAAGGATGCACATTCCTCAATAACCTCTTGTGCAAACTGTTTAGATTTAGGTGCCCATATCATTCCAGATTCAAATAGAGGTGCAACAGCATTTACTCGTGCATGTTTATCATTACCTTTACTTGGTGAAAAATTAACAACGGGTATACCCATGCTTCTAAGTTCATAAGTTAATGGAAGTCCTGATGCTTTCGCTTCAACAAGAACTGTTTCAGGTTGCCAATACATATATTGTTCGTGGGCCAGGCGCCTTAATTCTGGAAACTCTAAACGCTCTTTCCTTGCATCTAGTAAAATTAATTGTGGACCAGAGTCCTCATTTAAATGGAACACGCCCCAGGTTGTGATTGCAGAATAATCCGCAGTTTCTTTTTTCATGAATGCCGTATCATAAGATTGAATGACATGTTCAAGAGGTGGAATATATTCTTCTTCCCAATCTCTCCACCACTCACGTTTAATGATTGCTCCTTCTTCTGCAGTTGGATCTTGCATATATTGAGCATTCCATTTTGCAATACCAGCAGATGCTTTAACCGCAAGTAAATCTTCTAACTTCCAATATTCTGGCCATACTGGTTTACCTGATGGAAGGATCGCAGGAAACTCTACCACTTCCCATTGATCTGCTTTTTCTTCTGCTGCTTGGGCCTTGATGAGTTGTGCTGTTAAATCTTTTGTACTCCATCTAGTCATAACTAAAACAATACGTCCACCAGGCTGAAGACGCTGACGGGGTCCTGAAGTATACCACTCATATGCTTTATCAAAAGCTGTGGCTGAATTTACATCTTGCTCTGAATGTGGATCATCAATGATGAGTAGATCAGCACCTCTACCGGTCACCGCACCCTGGACACCGACAGCAAAATATTCACCACCTTGATCCGTTTCCCAACGGCCCGCGGCTTTTGAATCTTCTTGTAATCTTGTATTAAATATTTCTCTGTATTCAGCTGAGTCAATTAAGTTTTTTGTTTTACGACCAAACCTAACTGCAAGTTCTGCTGTGTGAGTTGCTTGAATAATTTTTAATTTAGGATCATTACCAATCATCCATGCAGGTAAAAAGTAAGAAGCAAATTCTGATTTAGTATGCCTTGGTGGCATATTGATAATTAATCTTTTTAATTCTCCTGATCTTAATCTATTAAATTTATCTGCAATAGTTTTGTGGTGGGAGCCTTCAATAAAATCTGGCCAAATATATTTTACAAATGTTAGAAAATCAGAACGAATATTTTTGTCTGTATTCTTTTTAATAGACATTAGAAAATTTAATTTAACTTTTTTTCTAACTTCAGGGTCTTTAATATTATTTATATTTCTAAGTTTTTTTAAATTTTCTTTATCAAGCATAATATAATTATGGTACCTAAATTGTTTTTAACACCCCCGGGGGTATAAATCCATAGGTAATTTTATAACCTATAGGGTCCCCTTATATGGTACCTTAAATATTTTTTACCCCTCCCCCCTACTTAGAATAAAAGTAATTTAGAACTCAAAATGAATTTATTAACTATAACTATGTAAATCTTAGACTAAAGGGTATGACTGGGACCCCTTTAATTGATTTACCCTCTCCCCCCTCCTTAGAATAAAAGTAAATCGTAAACCCATTGGGACCTCTATGGTGGGGGGGGGTGAGTCCTTGGTGGGCCCCGCCCACATGTATATATTATCGGTAAGGGTGGGCCCCGCCCACAGGTATTTAATAGTGATAAATATATCACAGAATATCCTATTGAATTATAATACAAATATCTTTGATATAATGTAAAATAGTTCTTGCATTAATATCCTATATAATCTATGATGAAATCATAACAACGAAAGAAACAATATGGAAAAGAAAACAAACACACTAACAGTAGAAACTAAAAATCTTTATGGAAATGATTTAGTTTATCCTGTTTGTGATAAGGCAAAATTGTTTGCTAGTATTGCTAACACTAAAACATTAGGAGTTAATACAATAGTGTTAATAAAAAAACTTGGCTATAATTTTGAAGTAATAGGTAAAACAATATGAACCTTGATACTGAAATAAATATAACTGATAACCTTGCTCAACAATTTGTTGAGCAAGGGCTAACAACAAAGGAAAGTGAAATACTTTCCTTTATTATAACAAAGTGTGATGATACCATTATGGATATTGTCGAAACGTTTGAGGAGAGAGAAACAACAAAGGTAGTTTATGCTTGAAACAATAAATGAGTTATATGATTACTTTATAACTTTTGCCTCGTTGTCCTTGTTGCTTGTTGCTTTATTCTATTGGATAGTTTTATTAATCAATAGAAAACAAGAAAAGGACTTTGATACAAAGTATAGAGAAACACGAAAAAAATAGTCTTAACAACAACGCCCAGATAACTGGGCGTTGTTCATTCTTAACGAAAAGAATTATTTAGCAATTTGTGTAAAGGACTTTGGCACACGAACCTCAATTTGTGCCTTGTTAAATATATTCTCTAAGTTCTTCCAAACGTCATCAATAGACAAACCAGAATATAAAGTATTTCTAGCGTCCTCTATTCCATTTTGTAGATATTTAAAGAACTTGCCCTTTTCAGAGTTTTTATATTTTTCTTCAAGTTCTTGCTGACAAGCTTTTTTAAGATTACTTATCACTTCATCTACAGTATCAGCACGGCTTGAAATCGACCAGTCTCTAATGTCTGACCATTGATTAACCTTTTCAAGTAATGCTTGTTTTCTCTTAATAGCATTTTGATTAAGAGCAGTTTCCTTAGCGTCTTTACTTAACTTAAAGTCCTGATATTCCTTTTCGGCTTGTTCAGCGTCTTTAAGTAGTTTATCAAGTCTTAAAGTAGATACGAACTTATTAAAGTCCTTCTCTAATTGTTTTCCTACTTCAAGTTCACACTGTGATCGTATTGCACTTTGCTTTTCTTGGAACTTGTTATTTATAAGTCTATCTAAATAATCAAGTTCTTGTTTTCTTATTGGTCTCATGTTTGTTTTCCTTTCGTTGTTTGTTATTTGGAATTATATCCTATGTTATCCTATATTGTCAAGCTCTAAATTAATTTTATTTTTTTTTAAGGTGGGGTGGGCCCCGCCCACAAGTGTTTAGTGTTTCTTGGGAGGGCCCCGCCCGCAAGTATTTAGTAGACCTGCGACAATATGTCGCATTGACTTATTTGAATTCATTGACCTCGAATCATGGCTCATGAATAAATTTATTTATTGTATTCTAGGATTAGATGGGATATAGTTTTAATTACAGCCAGATGAATGCGAAAGCAAAGAGACAAGTGGATCGTTTCTGGTGATCGGGTAACTCCCGTAAAAAATGGATGGACTGATGGTACGGGTCGTTTTCCACTGTCAG